GGTAAGTCGATAGCTAAGGATATTGCAAGAGCTAAAGCTTATCTCGACAGCACTCGTGAGGAGTTTCGTAAGAATGTAGAAGCTGCTAAGAAGCATATTGTAGAGGAAGGAGGGGCTTTGTGTGGGCCTGTGGCTTCTAAAGAACCTTGGTTAGTACCCGGAGTACCTTGGGCCTCTGAAGCCGCCTTCTGGGGATGGGTACGAGGTGTGCTACGTAAAGGTTGGAGTCGTCACCCTGTCAAAACTGAATATATTAAGAATAACCGTAAGAAGATTAAGAACCCTAAACCAAGTAAACGCTTTCCAGAGGTATGGGGAATGACTTGTGCAATCTGTGAGAAAGATACTGTACAATCTGAAATAGAGATTGACCATATATCAGACACAGGAGGTACGTTTAGAGGCTTAGAAGATGTAAGAAACTATGTAGCTTACTTATACTTGATTGACTTCGACAGTCTTCGTTGCTTGTGTAAGACATGTCACAAAATCGTCAATTACGCGCAAGCTGAAGGTTTATCTTTCGACGAAGCTAAAGCTGTTAAGGAAGCGTTGGAGTTCCTTAAGAAAGATAAGAAGATAGTGATTGACTATCTTGCTAAAATGAATTACAATGGTAGCTCTGTAAGTAATGCAGATAAGCGTAGGGAGCTTGTGATTGAGTTATTTAAGAAAGGAGAAAGACCGTGAAAGAAGAACTTAATAAGCTAGAAGGACAACTGAGGGAGATGGAATGAAGAATATTGATTGGCACAGTGACGCGATTCGATTGGCAGAGACAGGTGTACTCTCTTGGCGTGGAATAGCTAAAGCACTAAATGTACCTAAGAGTTCTGTTTCTGACCTACTCCGTAACTATTACAAGTGGAAGAAGGAAGAGTGTGTTGCAGAATCAGTTAAAGAGGATACTATCTTCAGCATCGAAACTTCTAAAGATGTGGAAGGACCAGTACACCTGTTCATTCCTGATTCACAAGTCAAGCCGGGAGTTGATCTTTCTTATCTTGACTGGATTGGTCAATATATTGTACGTAAGAAGCCTGATGTGATTGTTCATGCTGGAGACTTCGGGGACATGTCTTCTTTGAGCAGCTATGATAAAGGCAAGCGCACTGCTGAAGGTAAGCGAGTTAACGAAGATATTGCCGTAGCTATCGAAGGTATGAAACGATTGTTAAAGCCTTTGTACGAACTACAACAACAGGAACTCAAGCAGCTTGGTAAGATTTTATACAAACCTCGTCTAGTTATTACTTTAGGAAATCATGAGTATCGTATAGACAGGCATGTAGATGCTAATCCTGAGTTACATGGATTTCTTAGTACAGGCGATTTGAAATTTGCTGAGATGGGATGGGAAGTCTACCCCTTTCTCACTCCTGTCGTGATTAACAAGATTTCTTACTGTCACTATTACCCTAATGTGATGACAGGGAAGCCTTTGTCTGGAACAGCAGCAAACATGCTTAAAACTCTTGGTACGAGTTTTACCATGGGCCACCGTCAAACTCTAGACATAGCTACACGTTTCTTACAGACTACGGGCGAGCAGCAGTGGGGAATTATCGCAGGCTCTTGCTATCTTCATCCAGAGGAATATAAAGGCGTCCAAGGCGACCATTCATGGAAAGGAGTTATTGTAAAGCACAACGTTAAGAATGGTTCTTACGATCCTTTGTTCGTAAGCCTGGATTGGCTGAAGGAGGAATACGGATCATGATCCAGAACAAACTCCTGATAGGAAATAACCATCACTCGACACTCTCTGTAACAATTACAGAAACAGAAGATGAGTTTATATTCGATTGGTATGATTGCTTTGATGATCTATATCATGAAAAACTCAAGAAAGGGATGTATCTGTCAGAAGCTTATGATGGAGTAGCTAGAATGAATTGTTTTGAGGGAGTGCTCGAAGACTTGAAAAAGAGATTCGCTTACGTATGGGTACTGCAATGAACCAATTCACCCTACTAATAGGCCACAGAGAAGATTCGATGCCCTTCCTAATAACAGAGACAGATAGCTTATTTAACATAGCTTGGCAAATAAATGGGTTGTGGTTTAGCATAGAAGAAGAGAAGAATGATTCTCTACGTAACAAGCAAGATTTGATAGCAGCTTTAAAGAGGAAATATAACAACGTGGAGGAAGTGTGATGTTCCTACAAAAAGACATTGGTGAAGGATTCCCTGTAAGCCTGATTCTTATCCCTACTGGAGAGATTGCTTTCGCACCTAAGTTCTCCTTTAAAGGGATGTTTGATTACAGTACAGAAGGTGTGGAAGTGTTCTTTGATGAAGCTGGTATAGTGATTAATGGAAATGATTATGGCTACCACACACCACTAGCTTACAAAGAGTTCCCGGATTTGCTTAAGTGGTTGCAAGAGTTGAAGATGACGTTTTAAAGGAAATGAGATGACTATTACTAAAGATACAATTGGTACTTCTTACGAAGAGATTAAGAAGTTTAATGACATCTCTTCTAACTTGGAAGGAAACCTTGTAGAGAAAGTAGACAATCAGCTTGGTTTTATCTTCGAGGAACTGTCAGAGACTATCGAAGCATTTGAGAATAAGGATGCTGTAGGACTTCTTGATGGTGCTGTAGATGCATGGGTAACTGTCGGAGGATTGTTGCAGAAGCTTGAAGCCGCAGGGTTCGATGTAGCTTCAGCTATTCGGAGAGTGGATGAGAATAATCTCAGTAAGTTCGTGCCTACAGAGAACTTTAAGGCTCTTGTTATTCCAAAGGAGTATAAAGCTACTCTCAACGAGAGGCACAATGTTCTCGTACTTAAGGATCAGAACGGGAAGATTCGTAAGCCGCATAACTTCGTTCCTGTAAGTCTTGGTGATCTTGTGCCAGATAACTTCTTCGGAGAGTAGGATGTATGTGAAGAGTTATACTGAAAATGGTAAAATGGTTAGAACTAGGGAAGGTGGGTTGTGGTTGAGGATGAATTCTAGGTGCAACCATCTGCAACTATACCCCTCCTATGTAGGCTGCAGAACATCTGAAAACTTTAAGAATTTTCAATATTTTGCTGAGTGGTGTAATAAACAAAAAGGATTCTTAGAGAAGAATGAGAACGGCACACACTGGGCGTTGGACAAAGACTTGTTAGGTAATGGGAAAATATACAGTGAAGATGTTTGTGTGTTTATCCCTTATGAAATTAACGGGTTTCTTGTGAATATGGACAAAAACGTTCGCAGTATTCCAACAGGAGTTACGTTCGATAAATCCAGAGGTTTATACAAAGCGAAAATGGGTGAAAAGTACAATCTAGGTCGATTTGAAACCTACGAAGAAGCTGCTGAAGTTTATAAAGTCGCTAAAGAAAGATATGCAAAAGACTTAGCTATGAAATACGACGAAAAACTTGACAAACGGGTGTATGAATACCTGATGTCTTTTAAAGTAAAAAGGAATACATATGAAGTCAATCAGTGTCACTGATCTAAAACTCGTACCAGAACTGTCACATCTCAATTATTTTGAGATGATTGATCCGAAGAACGATCATCTGGTAAATCCCTTCCTAGAAATCATGGGCATGGATTTGGATTATCCGCTACAATATGTAGCTAAACAACATCGCAACTTACAAAATAAAGTTGTTGTCAATTATATGATTATTGGGGAGACGAATATTAGTCGTAGCCATGTTACAGGTGAGTGGGGCAGTCTTACAGATCGTATGATTGCAGCAGCTTACCAAGACCCTTCGTTGTGCAGGGAATTGTGTAATCATCTAAACACTTCACTGGACTATAACGCTTTTAAAGGTGGGAAAGATCAGCCAGAAGAACAACCTAGTGCTGCAGATTTCCCTGTTACAGAAGAAGAACGGATGATTACTGCACAAATTAAACAGTTAGAGGAGCTACTTCTGTTTATTCGAGGCGATCAGCGACGTGAAGATGGAGGGTATAAGTATCCTCACGAGTACAGTGTTAAGGAAGATAAGTGAACACGATAGAAGAACTTAAGAAAGAGCTTGCAGAGAAGCAAGAATATATTTTACAACTAGAAAAGTATATCAAGCTCTTTAAGAAAGCAGATACACTAAGCTGGACAGATCGTCTAGGTTGTAAGCACATTGTAACAGTAGAATATGCTACAGAAGTTCTTCACCAATTCTTTGACGATTGGCCCGGAGGGTTTGAAGAGATTGAAGCAGAACTGAATTATTGGAAGAAGCAAGCTGGTAA